CAGGGCATGAGCTTTGTGTATAATGTAAACTGCGATAGAGAGGCTTGGCTGTGTTCGATTGGTGGCTTGATGGCAATGCCGCTTGCTTATGCAACGGCGGTTGAGATTTATAACTACGGGTTAAGCATCAGTCCCAATCAGCGTGTCAATACTACGGTGAGCATTAACAATGGCATCATGAGTGATGCACAGGATGGTATGATTGCAGGGCGCGACATAGCGGCAACAAGATACAACGAAGAACTCACAGCCATGTTGCAGAACATGAGACTGCCAAGCGACAATACGTGCTTTGATTGCAGACGTAACATGAAGTATGTCACTGCACTTCCATAATGGCAACGCCCAAAGAGATAAGTTCAAGGATTGATGCGCTGTTCTCTGAGTGGAGCGGAGGGTTTACTCCTTTGTCTTTCGCTGTTTTGGATATGCGGCGTGAGATGTTTATCAGAATCTTTGGAACAGGCACAAGTGGAGGAACTAACACAGCAGGGCAAAAGCTACCGACCAAGCCATACACTCCTGCATACGCAGCAATAAAAGCAAAGAACGGCAGACCTCCATTGGAGCTCACAGGATTTCTTAAGAGATCATTCGCAACAGACCAGGGCTCAGTGTTTAGTCAAGGATTCGGAGTTGCCATCTACATCCAAGCAGATGAAGCAGGCAAAGCTGAAGGATTGCAAAAGTTATACGGACCAATCTTTCAACCTACAAAAGAAGAACAATCGGCAATGCTTCAGCTACACGCAGACTTACTTGTTGAGCAAATATCAATACAGATTTCTAAACCATGAATCTACTTAAGACCATAATCGAAAGGCTCAATCAGCGCATTGAGGTTGCAAATATCTTCGACAAGCAGTTTGGACTTTGCGAGCTTAACGCTAACGGCAATGACAAAGCTTGGGTGCACTACATCGGCAATGGTCAGGCGGAGGTTGTTACCAACTTCGATGCTAAGCAGGGCACATTGTTCTGGGCTAAGCGAGGTAAGGTGACAGTGGTTAAGACTGATGCATTCAGAGTAAGTGGATGCAAGCAGCTATACATCACAAGCTTTCCGCTTACTGCTTATGCAGTGGTGCGCAAGAGCCATCTGCCATGCGACAGCGAAGATGCTCAGGACTGGCTTGCTTCAAGGATATACAAAATCACAAGCGGAACGGATCCGGTATTTAAGCAAGCAATTGGAGTGATTAACTACGAGGTTGTGCCAAGTGGCTACATCAACGAGATCAAAACGCTAACAGCAAATTATGAGTGGGCATGTGTATCGGTTGACTTCGATATTCAAGTGATCACAACAACAGAGGATGGCTGCTATGACATTTGCCAAACGGGAGACATTCCGATTCCAGACCTCCCTGCTTGCACTCCTTGCTTGACTGAAGTTGCTGTTGATGGTGTTACTATCACAGGCAACGGAACGGCAGAAGATCCATTGGTGGCAATTGGTGGCGGTGGCGGTACTCCGCTTATCACTAAGGAGGAAGGCTCTAATGTCAGCACCAATACCACTACATTAAACTTCACAGGCGCAGGGGTAACAGCATCACTGACATCGCCTGGAGTGGTTGAGGTGAACGTGCCAGGCGGAGGAGGCGGCGGCGGCGTGACATCGGTAAGCGGCACAGCTCCAATTGCATCAAGCGGCGGTGCTACTCCTGCAATCAGCATAAGCCAAGCATCAACCTCAACAGATGGCTACTTAAGTCAGACCGATTGGGATACCTTCAATAATAAGTTTGATGTGCCAACGGGATTGGTCACAGACTACCTTGACGGATTAGGCACACCGACTCCATTCCCTGCCATTCCAGTAGGCACAGTTACATCGGTTAACTCAGGCATAAATATTAATGTTGATAATACCAATCCTGCTGCGCCGATTATCAATTCGCTTGCTGATAGATACAAGACATCTTCAGTTACATCAAATAGCGTAAGCAACGGCTCTAAAAATTTCACTGTTGACTTAAATCTATCCTACATTCCATTGCAGGAAATCCTTGTTGTGTTTGACCCTGCAAACCACATGCACGGCGAAGTCACAAGCTACAATGCTAATACGGGTGCGCTTGTTGTAGATATTAAGACTCATACTGGCAGCGGAACTTATACTTCTTGGGTTTTGAATCTTGACGGAACTCCAGTTGATGCAATAACTGGAAGTGGAACTGCTAATGAGATTGCATACTTTACTGCTGCAAGAATCATAGCATCATTACCAGTTGCTACTTATCCAAGTCTTACTGAGTTAAGCTATGTCAAAGGAGTAACATCTGCGATTCAAACGCAGATAAACGGCAAGCAAGCAACTATCACTCCTGCGGCACTTACTAAGGTTGATGATACTAATGTGACATTAACACTTGGAGGTACTCCTGCAACGGCATTGCTGCAAGGTGTATCAATCACAGCAGGATGGAGCGGCACACTTGCTGATATTCGCATTGCATCAGCTGCAACATGGAATGCCAAGCAGAATGCCATCACATTAACAACAACGGGAACAAGCGGAGCAGCAACATTGACTGGTGCGACATTGAATATACCTCAGTATAGTGGTGGGTCAAGTTCAAATTATAGGTCGGCTGTTGATTCAGCAAGTTATTCAAGTGCTGCAAATACAGCCGTTTACACTCAGTTGATTCCTGCAAATACTTACGTTGTGGGTGATGTTTTAAGGGTCACATATCGTACGAGAAAAACGGGTGGTGCTGGTCAACAAACATTGAGAATATATGTTAATGCAACGGCTGATTTAAGTGGCACACCAATACTACTTGGATTTTATGCTCCAGCTGGAATAACAAATGTTTACTTACAAATGCAACGACATGTAGCCGTTAAAAGTGCAACAATATTAACGGAAGTTCTTAGAACAAGTGCGAATTTATCGACTGACTTTGGGGTTGATAATTTTGCTGCTTCAAATTTATTGATTGATTGGACTGCAAATAAGTACTTTGTTTTTGCCATTCAAAATAGTTCGGCATTGGATGTTAATTTTGGATCGTTATACTCAATAGAAAAAATATGATAGAAATAACTCTTGAAGGTGGATATGTAACCTTTACAACATCGGTACTTGGTGCTATTGCATCAAATGTAGAACTATGCGAAGTGGTTGATGACAACTCCTTGCACTTAGGCACAAATGTGGGCACGTTCCTTATCAACATCGAGCAGTTCACAATTAATGCAATCAAATTCTCGACCTCAGCTGAGGCGGTTAAATACATACTAAACAACTAATATCATGGCAGGAGTAAAAATTACAGACTTAGGTACATTAACCACTCCGGTTGATGCAGACTTATTATACATTGTGGATGTGAGCGACACATCGCAATCTCCACAAGGAACATCCAAGCAGATTGAGATGGGCAATATGTTTACAAGTGGAACTTATACACCGACTTTTAGCGGTTATGTTAACGGTATTGCGGTGACACCTAACTCAGCAACATTTATAAAGGTGGGAAGCATCGTGAGTGTATCGGCTCAGATAGGTATTCAAATGGATACTGGAGAAACAACGGGCTCATTTGAAATGTCTCTTCCAGTTGCATCTGATTTTGCAACTCAGAAAAACTTATTTGGATTAATGCAATGGTCTTCTGGAAGTGGTTCATTAGCAGAGATTGTTACTTTAGATATTAGTGCAGAAACAACGAACAACACTTGCAATGTAGTTATTGAAACTTTAACGGCTGAAGCATTAATGAACTACTGCACACTAACATTCCAATATGAAGTGCTCTGATAGCGGCATCCGACTCATACAGGAGTTTGAAGGCTTGCGCCTTACATCCTACCTATGCAGCGCAGGAGTGCCGACCATTGGCTACGGCGCAACCTACTACCATGACGGCAGCAAGGTTAAGCTCGGGCAGACCATAACCAAGGAGCAAGCGGTGCAGATGCTTAAGGATCACCTTAAGGAGTTCGAAGGAAGCGTGATTGGATTGCTTAACACAACCAAGGTGAATCAGAATCAGTTCGATGCCCTTGTAAGTTTCTGCTATAACCTAGGCGCAGGCAACCTCGCTAAGTCGCAGCTGTTGAGGTATGTAAAAGCAAACCCAAACGACCCAAAGATTGCAGCTGAGTTCCTTAAGTGGAACAGAGCAGGCGGCGAGGTTTCAACCGGACTTGTAAGAAGGCGCAAGAAAGAGGCGCAACTATATTTTGCAGCAGTTGTATAACACATATTTGCTTAGGCATAAGACGGAGCCATTTGTCATGCTTGACGAGATGGACCTTACACTGGAGCAGTTCATTGAGAAGTTAAAATCATCATACGTTTTTAATCACATGTGGGGCAATGACAAGGAAGCAAGTAAGTAAGCCAAGGCAAGTGCTTGATATTATTCTCAAGTATTGGAGGCCTACCATTGGCAGCTTAGTGATTCTCAGCTCGGTCTTCGCTTTAATCTTTAAGCAGATATCAACAGAAACACTCGCAGCAATTGTGGCCGCAATGGTAGCTGCAGGATACATACCTAAATCGAACAGCAATGGATGACGGCATCGACTCAGTACAAGTGATCACTACCCTCGATGAGGGTTGCGTGGTAGGTATTGGCTGCAAAGTCCATACGCATCATCATACTATTCGCATTGAGCCGCAAATCGTGTATCAGTCAATGGAGAAATTCACTATCTTTGGGAAGCACTATTGCACTAATCAGTGGGGGCAAACTTACGAGCTGCCACCTGTTGAGCCAATGCCAGAGCCGATATTTATGCAGCAAACTTACGCAAGCGACACAATCACACCGACAACATCTGCATTCCTTGTTGCGCCAAAGCCAGAGCAGAAGATTATCATCAAGCCTCGCACTGAGTTCGCCGAGTACAAGCCGACGATGGATGCTCCTATCATGGGCATGCTGCTAACTTTTACAATTTACCTCACAGCGCAATGGGCATGGAGCTCGATGTCTGCTTGGTCTAACCTTTACAGCGAACTCTCTGCATGTCTTCGCTCTTCATCTTAGAGAACTCAATCGACCTCTTTTATGTGGTGACTGATGAGCACGGCCTTATTGTGTCAAGCAATGAGCTGTTCAAGAACTACGTTAGCCACATCAAGCCAAGTAAGATCAGTGACATCATCAGCATCGAAGGTGACCAAGAAGACTTTATAAAGGCCGTACAATTGGCTCGATTGCATTCGCCTGAGCCATCGCGTGTATATGCTCGCACTCGGCAGAAAAATACATTTGATAGATATAACATTTGGAACTGCTTCGCTATTGAAGACACCTTGCACTTTGTCGGGATTCAGTTAGTCGATGTCACATCCATCAGCTCGCATGACTATGAGCGGCAGAAGTTGCTACTCGAGGAGTTCCGATTTATGCTGAGCCATGAGATACGTCAACCACTCACTAATATATCTGGGCTTGTGCAGTTAATGCTTAACCACCCAATGTCTAATGACAGAGAGAAGCGTGACCTTCTTAAGATGATACATACATCAGTGACCAAGCTCGATGATGCTATCAAGTTATTAATCAAGAAAGCAGCTCGCGAGTTATGACAGACCAGGAAGCGGACAATAGACTGGTTAAGGTTGCCGCTTGGTATGTCATTGAGCGTGGCATGCCGGTATGTGTGGCCCTGCAAATATTGCAGGCAGAGCTCAAGGATAAAAGATT